GAAGGAATTGAAGAATGAAAGAGCAAAACGAAGAACAACACTGTAATAAACTTTTTGAAGTTTCTCCAGCAGAAGCTACACAGCTGTGGACGGGCGGCATACGGCTTATCGGCACTAATGATATAAAACTATTGGAGGAGAAATAATATGAGTACGCACACAGAAACCCAAGAGAACATCATTGCACTTACGGGCGCAATGCGAGATTTACTGTTATACAAAAATCAAAAGTATGGAGATTCCGCATTAAACCCGAAACAGATTTTTTACAAAGGCGATGCGGTCAATGCTATTTTAATCCGGCTTGACGATAAGATCGGGCGCATTATGGCAAATACGGAAAGCGCCCCGCGTATCAATGATGTTGCCGACATTATCGGCTATTGTACCTTGCTGCTTATCGGCATGGGCGTAAAACCGGAAGACATTCAAAAGTTAATGGATTAAAGGATAAATAACTATGCCTATAGTAAAAATAGATTTAAAACCGTATATAGAAAATCCTCATCTATACATAACGGAAAGGCTTTTAGCTTCATTAGAAAATGAACTTCGTATATATACAGATGATATTGTAAAAACCCACCCTGAGTATCAAAAGTTTATACCGGAAATTAAAAAAGATATAGAGGATGTAAAAAGAGAATTGGATAGCAGAAACGGAAGATATTAAATAGTTGATGGATTGAAGGAGAATAAAATCTTTTCTGTAGCCGAGAAAAGGTAAGTTTGATGACGGCGGCTCCGTAACCCGTTAGAGGGATTCGTAAACCTCCGCTAGCCGCAGGCGATCCGGCCGGGGATAATACCAGCAGCGGCATTTTTTATTTCAAAATACGTTTTTCACATCATGTATACCGAGCCTATTTTTTTCAAATAGTTTCTTTGATTAGTCATAATAAAACCCGCTAAAGTATATTGGTAAGCGCACGTCAAGGATGAGCCGTGCACGGATTATCCTTCCCTTCCGGAAACGGCTTATCCTGATGGCGCTTATCTGGAGGAGTATTATGACAACAAAAAAATCACAAATTGCATGGCTTTTATTCGCAGCGCTGTTTGTAGCCGCGATGGTATTTTTCGTAACGGATTCGCTTGTCGTTACGGCAATCGCCGGAACATTTACCGGAGTGCTGGGGACATTTCTTGGTATCGATATTCTTACGATGCTGCATAAAACAAAAGAGCTTCCGGCGGGACGGTATAAAAATATGAACCGGCACCGTTACATCATAGCCCTTATTATTTTTGCTTTGCTGCTTATCGAAGCGTTTATCATTTCAAGCATCTTTGAACGGGACATGAACTCACTTTATTTATCATTTGGTGTCGGTTTTATTATCGTGATCGGCGGACTTGTCTCGGGCGTTGAAGCAAATAAAATTGTAACCGGTGAACAGTCGCCTGAACTCACTGAAGCGGATGAACGATCCGGAGATGAGGCATGATAACCTTTTATATTCTTTTAGCATTATTAGGCATTATCGCGGTGCTTTCACTTTTGCTTACTATCATGGTGAAAAAATTGAAAAAGGCAAAAATGGAAGTACAGCGATTAAGCGGCGCTTTTGAAGCGGTTCGCAACAGAGCGGAACGCTTACAAGAAGCACAAAGCAAGAATAAAAAAATTACGGAGGAATCGGATGAAAAAAGGCAGGCGCTTTCCGCTACTGCTGACGCTTCTCTTGTTACTCGTGCAAATAGTCTTTTTTCAGACCGGATGCACGACAACAAAAGCGCCGACTAATGCGGACATTGATGCGGTATTACAAAACATTGCGCCTATAAAACCGCCTGCTCCACAAATGGAGCCGGTCACGTTTGAGGAGAAAGACGGTGGCCTCTGGCTTTCGTATGAGGCATACCGTGCTCTTGAGCGCAATATTATTGCAATGAGAGAATATACTGCACACCTTGAAGTCATTATTGCATTTTGGGAGAAAAAAGAAGAATGAGCGGGACGGTTATTATATCTCTTATTGGTACACTCGTTGGAATGCTGATAACCGTCGGCGGCGTATTTATCGCTGTTGGCGGGTTGAAACAGAAAATAAACGACAGTGTCGAAACAAACAAAGCGCAAGAGGAACATATTAAAACCCTTTCTTCAAAGGATGAGTTAGCGAAAGCAATAAAGCGTTCCGATGAATTACTGGTGCTGATGCAAAAGCGGGTTGATGAAGACCGTTTATCAGGTGAGAGAAGGTACACGGAATTGTATGGCTTACTGAATGTACACAGTGAACGTATCGGCAAACTTGAAGTGTCGCAGGAGCAAATATTCAAGCTGCTGGATAATCTGAATGCAACGATAAACAACGGCTTTAAAGATATGAAAGATGACATTCGAGAATTGCGCAAGGAAATTAAAAAGGACTAGAAGCGGTATGGCAAAAGATGAAAGACGTGCGGAGGCTGAGCGGCTTTATGTAAAGGAAGGAAAATCCTGCGTTCAAATTGCTGCGGAATTGGAAGTGAGCGAAGGCACCATATACCGCTGGAAAGCAGAAGCCGCAGCCTTAGGGGAAACGAGCGATTGGGATACTGCGCGGCGGGTGTATAATATGAGTCCGCGCGAATTAGTCGCCATGTATGCAGAAGCCTTAAAGCAGTGGGTGGTAAAAATAAAGCAAAGTCCCGATCTTCTTTCCGATGGAAAAATAGCAGATGCCATTGCAAAGCACGTAAGCGTTTTACAAAAGCTCGATAACCGCAGCCAATATATGGGTGTCGCACTTGACCTTATCAAAATAGCTGATCGGTGGCTCCATGAAAATGAACCTGCCTTAAAAACACAAATGGAGCCGCATTGGGAAAGTATCTATCAAGCTCTTTCTGAGTATAGCACAAAGAAAGGTTTATTATGATTCGGGATATTAAAACCGCGCGGGAACTTGAAAAAGAATGGAATAAACTCAAAGAAGAAATACTGTCCCGTCCGCTGTTTCTTGATAATAGCGAAAAAGCAAAAGAGGCGCGAAAAAAGAAATGCGCTGATTCGGTGTGGGAATTTGCCCGTACCTATTTTCCCGAATACGTTTCAAGTGAAGGGGCAAAGTTTCACAAAGAGTGGGAAAAAATCAGACTTACCGAAAAAGAGCCGATTTTACTGCAAGCATTCCGCGGTTCAGGAAAGTCTACTTTTTTTACACTGCTTGATCCGATACACGAAATCGCTTACGGCAGGCGGAAGTTTATGCTTTTTTCAAGCTATACGGAAGAAAAGAGTGAACGCTTTACCGGCCGCATCCTATTGGAACTGATGTACAATCAGCGGCTTAAAAATGACTTTGGAGAATTTATTCCGGAAGGAAAGCGTCCTGCAATGGGAGACTTCTCGGTCAATATCCCCGGTAAAAAAGGGAGTACTATCGGCGTGGTTGCCGTTTCAATCGGACAAGACCCGCGCGGGTTCGTACACGGAGCCGCCCGCCCCGATTATGTCAGACTCGATGATATTCAAAATAGAAAGCGTGCAAAATCACGGAAGTTTGTAAAAGAATCGGTTGAATGGATTATGCAGGATTTAATCCCTGCCTTAGCTGCAAATTATTCGTGCATCATTGTCGCCACCCCTCTTAATACGCAGTGTGTCGCGGCAACGCTAGAGAAAGGCAGCGATGAAATAGAGGCGGTTAAAACGTATAAGTTTCCTGCAGAAGTGCGCGGGAAACCGGCATGGCCGACATTCTTTCCTGCCGACCGGTTAAAGCGTCTGAAACGTACTATCGGCTCGCTTGCATACGGGCAGGAATTTCTTTTAATCCCGATAGCCCTTGATGAGCGCATTTTTAAGGAAGAACACATCCGCGGCTATCAACCGGAAGAACTCGCAGCGGTGCGCTTTGCCTATGTCTTTTCGTGGACTGATCCAAGCGTTAAGCAGGAAGAAAAGCACTGTTTTAAAGCAACAATTTGTGCCGGTATCACGAATGAAGGGATTATCTATATCTTAAAAGCGCGTATCCGCAAAGAAAGTATTCAGCGGATGGTAGATGGAATGTATATGATCTATCAAGCGTGGAATCCGTCCTATATGTTTTTTGAAGATAACGGCGGACAAGCGATGCTTGCAACCGTACTTGATATGAAGGCGGAGCAGGAAGGCTATTACATTCCGTACCGGCCTGAGACGGCGACTGTCAATAAAGACACTCGCATTGAAGCGACGCTTTCAGCTCCGATAGAAAACGGTATCATCCGGTTTTATAAGCAAGATGCGGATCAAAAAGAATTGATAGATGAACTATTGCAATATCCTGATGGGGAATATAAAGACGGGCCGGATGCGCTTGAAGGGGTGGTGCGTAAATTGATTGACGCTGCAAAAAAGAAGCGGGCGGGGATGCCGTATTCACGGAGTACGCGGGAAAGTAGCGCGGTGTTACAGGGGTATGATTGATGGGAAGGTATAAGAAACAGATGGGCGGAGTACAGCATTTTGAAAACTGGAGCCCTGATACAAAGGCGAAAAGTGCAACGAATAAAGCTACAGAGAAAGGGGATGAAACGCTTGAAAAGATGAGCGGCAATCACTTTGCAACACGCGAACGGGCGAATGATTTTGTCCGTCTGATGCGCTCTCTTCCTGATCCTGACCCTATTTTGCGGAAAATGGGACGTGGCATTACGGCACTGCAAGAACTTCTAACCGACAGCCATTTAGAGAGTGTGTGGAGTATTCGCTGCTCTGCTTCAAGCGGCGCGGAATGGTTTTGCGCTGCAGGCGGGGACGGGAACGGCAAAAAAGAACAAGAAGCTGCCGACCTCTTTACAGAAGAATTACGGCAGCTTGATATTCCGCGCGTTATCGAGGAGATGATGGATGCTATTGCGTTCGGCTATTCACCGCTTGAGGTTATCTGGCGCGCTCAAGGCGGACGGTGGGTAATCGGCGACATCGTTGGTAAACCTCCGCAATGGTTTGAGTTTGACCAAGAAAACAACCTCGTATTCCGTACCGGTGTTATCGGAACGGAACCGTTGCCGAAGAACCGTTTTCTCATTGCCCGCCACCGGCCAAGTTATGCCAACCCTTATGGCGTCAAAGTATTTTCAAAATGCTATTGGCCGGTAACCTTTAAAAAGAACGGGTTCCGCTGGTGGACGGTATTTGTCGAAAAATACGGCGGCGCTTTTTTGTATGGAAAGTATCCGAATAATGCCGGTGAAACATATAAAAATGAACTGCTTACGTCTCTTGAACGGATGGCAGCCGATGCGGTGGCTATTGCACCTGAGGGGGCGGAAATCACGATTGAAAGCCTTGCCAATAAAGGAAGCGTTTCTAATGTTCACGCAGAGTATATAGAAGCAGCCAATAAAGAAATTTCAAAAGCGGTCTTAGGGCAAACGCTTACAACGGACATCGGCAGTAAAGGAAGCTATGCTGCAGCGCAGGCGCATAATCTTGTCAGGCAGGATTTAGCTGCTGCCGACCGGAGGAGAATATCCGCCTGCTTTAACCGGCTTGCAGCAGTCTGGACGTATTACAACTACGGCACAGATGTGCTGCCTCCCGTGTTTGAATTTGTCAAGGACGAGGATTTACAGCAAGACCGCGCAGAGCGGGACGCAAAGTTATATGCCCTCGGCTGGCGTCCTAAAAAAGCATATATCGAACGAGAGTACGATATTCCGCAAGAAGATTTTGAGATAGCGCATGAAGACGAACAAGGTAGTCAAAAAGAGCAAGGTTCTTTTTCTTTTCCTACAAACAGTCAAACAAGCTATCCGTGCGGATGCGGAACACACACGGAAAAAACGCTCTTTCAAAAAGCCGCTTCTCTTTTTGCGGATAAACAGACCAAGCGGCAATTAAAAGACCGGCGGTTACTGGATTCATTTAATGCTGCGATGCAGGAAAAAGGACAAGATGCAATCGACAAAAGTATTGAAAGCTATGTGAATGCACTCGGAACGGTTGACGATTATCAAGACGCTTCAAAGGCGCTTTTATCCGCGTATAAAAACCATTCACTGGATGATTTTGCCTCGTGTATCGACAATGTACGGTTTGCTGCTATCGGCATCGGAGGCAGAAAAAGATGAGCGATAAAATTCCGTATCCTGAAATAGCGCGTAAATTTCTTGAAAAGAAAATCAATGTACCAACTGATAAATGGGATGAGCTTAAATGGGGAGAACATGCTCATGCCTTTACCGTTGCTCACTCAAACGAAGCGGCCGTATTAGATACCATTCACGGCTTACTCAATCAGGCTATAAAAGACGGTATTCCTTTTAAAGACTTCCGGGACGGCCTTTTGGATATGATGAGTGCAAAAGGCTGGTATGGCGGAGATGGGCACACAAAAGATGATAAGAGGTATATTAACTGGCGGATCGGTCTTATCTACGATGTGAATATGCGCTGTGCGTATGAAGCGGAGCATTACCGCAACCGGCTTATCGGTGCCGATTTACGTCCTATTTGGGTGTATCGCCATGATCCAGCCGTTACTAATCCGCGGGCTGAACACCTCGCTCTTGATGGGAAAGCATTCCGATATGATGATGCGTTTTGGAATACCTATAACCCGCCGAATGGCTGGGGCTGCCGGTGCTATGTAACAACGATGAGTGAGCACGAAGCGGAAAAAGCAGGCATTGCCGTTGAGCACTCCGACGATTCCGGAAACCCGCCCGATATGGCCGGTGTCGATTGGAATACATTTGACAGCACGTGGAAATATAATCCTGCACGGGAAGCATTAGCGCCGAATTTCAGTACCTATAAAAACCTTGCAAAAATAAAAGGGGAAGACGGGAAAAGTATCCTTTCTCACGTAACGGAAAGCTATCGAAAAGCAATGGATACTACGAAGCTTACGAAAGGTGAATTTAATATACTTGCAAAACGAATAAATAGAAAAGATTATGCGCCGCAAAATATTCTCTATCAGGTGGGCAATCTTGACGCGGAACGTTTTGAGGTGATGCAGGAAACAGGCGTAACGGATTGTAAAATTATGGCAAACGATAAAGCGTTATATCACGGCATCGGTGATAAAAATGCAAAACAAAGAATACCGGAATCTCTTTTTGAAGCATTGTATGACAGTTTCAGCACTCCTGATACCATCTATGAAAACACTGAACCGAATATAAAAGAAGATGGCAGAGAGTTCCATTTTGTGAAAAATATGGATGGCGGAAAAATACTGAAAACAGTATTAAAACAATTAAGCAAAGAATTTGCATTGCAGATAAAAACAATGGGTTATATTGAATACGATTATAACAATAAAAAATATAAAAAAATTTGGTAACGGCCGGGCGGAATTTGCGTCCGCTGGATTCATCTCTGATGTCCCTCTCAATATACTCCTCAACCGTTACCTTAATCTATACCTTACTGCATCTTGCTTAAAAAATCAACCATATAAAGACTAATTTTTTCAAATAGTTTCTTTGAACTGTCGCACCGGTAAAGCGTAAAATTATCGCATAAAGAGGTTTTTACGATGATAAAAGGCGTAAAGTTTTGGAGCGATCGAGATTGCTATTTTGTACAGACAAACAATCCAACGGAAGAAATATTGCGTAAGCGATCTGACGGGATATGGCTTGTTTCGTGCGGGCCGTCGGCGGCGGTTACGTGCATAGCGGCGATGGGCTTTGATGTAGAGGTGAAAACGCCGGGAGGCTATAAACCGCAAAGCGAAGAGGTTTTGATGGACTTTTTCAATGATCCACGCAACTATCCTGCCTTGCAAAAGGTACGCCCTGAAACGCCTCCTGATGTGTGGCACGGCAACGAGATACCGCAATTTTATCCGGTAGCAGTGCAGAGCGTATTCGGCGTAAAAGCACGCTTTGAATGGAAAGCGGATTTTGACAAAGTTGCGGCGGAGCTGAGTGCAGGAAAAGCGGTGCAACTGTGCTTAAAAAAGCCGGGACATTACATTGCAGCCGTTGCCTACGATGATGAGCGGGATGAAATCATTTTTAATGATCCGTGGCCCGGACGCTTTAAGGACGGTAACGGTTTTAATCGGCGTTTAAAGCGGGTTGATTTTAGCAATGTAAAACCGTTCCGGATTGTGTATGAGGCATAACCCGAATATGCCTAAAACAGCGGCGTTTATAGGCAGTTTAGATAATGTGCCGTTCTTTCTCTTTTGATTGAATTTGAACGGTTTTTGAACGCTTTTGAATGGTAATTATAAAGGAACTAAAGATGGCGGAATTGATGATTTTTAAGGCGGGTAAATATCCGCAAGGGGATTGGCCGAAAGAGCGGGTTGAAAAAATGGTTGGCGCATACAACCCTGAAAAATTTTACGAAGCACCGGTTGTTATTGGGCATCGCTCATTTGGAACCAACGATGACTATCAGGATGCACATGGCTGGGTAAAGTCGCTCCGGATGGATAAAAGCGGTAAGGTTTTTGCCGATGTTCCATCCTTTTCCGCTGACGTGATAAAGAAGGTTGCGGAAGGAAAGCTTAAATATATGTCGATAGAAGTTTTCGAAAACGACATGATCGATAAAAGTCAGCCGCCGTATTTAAGAGCTATTGCGCTTTTAGGACGAGACACACCGGCAGTTGCAGGCGCTAAGATACCGACACTTTTTTCGCTTCCATTCGGCGGCTTTGCCGAATGTGCAAATGAAGAAACACATACCTCTACATTCACGCAGAAAATGGATGCAGGGACGATACAACTCTTTTCCGCGAATGAGGCGGAAAAAACAATACAATCTCAGGAGGAGAATATGGGTGAGCAAAACGAAACGACAGTAGCGGAAATGGCGGCGAAAGATGCACGGATAGCCGCTCTTGAAAAAGAGAATGCCAGTCTTAAACAAGACGGTGTTAAACGTGAGGCGGAGGCCTATTTTTCACGTCTGCGGGATGAGGGAAAGATTACACCGGCGTATTTTGAAAAAGCCGTTGCCCTTGATGTCAAAATGACTGATGCGGACAGAAAAGATTTCAGAGCGCTTTTTGCAAACAGCGAACCGATTGCCGATTTGTCCGGTGAGCATACGGCGACAAAAGAAAAGAGCGGTGCCTCTTTTGCGTGTAACGCCGATGTTACGGCAAAGATAAAAGCCTTTCAAAAAGAGAAAGGCTTTGCGTCCTTTACCGAAGCGGCCGAAGCATTGTACTCGGCAAATCCTGAAATCTTCAGCGAGGAGGAATAAAAAATGATAAACAGACGACCGTATATCGCACAAAGTGCAATCGCACCCGGCAGCGCCGTAATACAGGGAACGGCCGATAATGCCGTAACCGCTCCGGCCGATGAAAAGGCGGATATGCTCGGCGTGTATCCGTTTGAAGCCAATGAAGCAGCCGCGACGCAAGATCGCATCGGCATAGCACTCAGCGGAGTAGTTAAAGTTGTTGCAGGCGGGACTGCGAGTGCCGGAAAAAAAGCGGTGCTTTCAAAAACAAAACTCGGCGCGTTTGAAGATGTTCCTGCAACCGCGGGTACCTATAAAACGTGCGGGATATTCCTTGAATCCGGAGCTGCCGGGGAATATATCGATATGTACATTGAACGCGCTGTTATAACCGTCGCATAGTCGAAAAAACGTATTTTAAGGAGGTTTTTTAATGCCCAGAGAACAAGGATATGTCAGTCCCCTGCTTTCCAATTTGGCAGTGGATTATTCAGCAAAAGTGCGGGAAGGAATGGTCGGCCCGCTGTTATTTCCGCGCGTTGAAGTCGGAAAACCGTCAGGCAAGTACGCCGTATTCAACGAGGAAAATGTCTATAAAGTACCCGATGTAACGCTTGCGGGGGCACGCTCTCAAGCAAATGAATTTGCAACAAGCGGCACTATGCAAAACTATGCAACAACGCCGTGCGGCCTTAAAGCATTTATCGACAAAGCGGACTTAGAGTTTCAAGACGGGCCGTTCAAATTGTGGGAGCGGCGTAAAACCGAACTTTTGATAACAAAACTTGAGCTTGCGCAAGAAAAGCGCATTGCCGACTTGGTTACCAATTTGGACGGCCGAAATACAAAGCTTTCGGGGAAAGGAACGAAAGTGGAACATAAATGGTCTGGAGCCTCCGATACGGCAGGAGGTAATCCCGTTGAAGCGATCAACGCGGCGATAAAAAAATGCTTTTTCCGGCCCAATACGATGGTGCTCAGCGAGGCTGTCTATGATGCCCTTGAATACCATCCGGTTCTTTTGAAATACCTCGGTGAAGCAAACTTGATAAAAAAAGTTGACGAGGCGAACCTTGCAAAGCTCTTTAGAATTAACAAGGTCGTCATCGCACAAGGCAGGGCGGATTTCGGCAATCGAAGTGAAGATAAAAATGTTACCCCTGAAAGTATCTGGGGAGACTCGGTCGTTCTTTGCTACACCGACTCCCGGTGGGATCAACCGTGCGGGGGAAAAACCGTCGCAGTAAAATACCGCGAAGCGGGTAACGCAGGCTATGTCGTTCGAACATGGGAGGAAAAAGACGGCGGTATTCTCGGCGGCGAATACGTGCAAGTTGCGCACGATGTCGCAGAATTAATTGTCTGCAAAAATCTGATTTATACCATCAAGGAAGTCCTTTAAAGAATTTTCAAAATAACAGGAGGTTTTGTTATGAAAAGATTTTTTGTTTTGATGTTAAGCCTTTTATGCATCGGCTTAACGGCCGGCTTTGCTGAGCCGTGTAGCAGAAAGGAGGGATGTATGGCCTATTGTACCATGACCGATTTACAGAGCACTTATGGGGCGGAGCGTATTGCTGCATGGAGTGCAGTCGATGCAGAACGTGCAGAAAAAGCAATAGCCGATGCAAGTGCGGAAATTGATGGATACCTTTTATCCGGCGGTTATACCGTACCGCTTGCCGGTACCCCAGCGACAATAAAAAAATACTGCGTTGATATCGCCTGTGCCTCTTTAATTATTAGCACCGGTATGCTTGAAAACGATCCCGGCGGAAAAGCGGTTGTTGAACAGGCAGATATTGCCAGACGGTATTTAGATAAGGTTGCACAAGGCAAATACAAAATACCCGGCTACGATGAAAACAGCAGTAAGCCGCCTTCAGGAAACATACAAGCGGTATCGATGACTCGTATGGACTGGAAAGGATATTAACATGAGCAAGGCGGCAATAGAAGTCCGGTTTGATGATGATGCGGAATATCGGAATATCATCGATGCATTACATCGCGCTTCACACTGCGACCTGAAACGGATAGCGCAGGCTGCAGGGCTTGCGCTTGAAGCGGTAACGGCAGAAGCGTTTAAAAAACAAGAAGACCCGGTAACCAAAGACAAATGGCAAGTCTTGAAAGCTGCCCGTGGCCCGCTTGCTGCAAAACCCGGCTCTAAAACGCCTATCCTCAATGATAGAGGAACGTTAAAAAAATCAATTACGTTTCATGCTTTTGATGACGGCTCTGTCATTATCGGCTCAAACCTTGTGTATGCCGGTATACATCAAACGGGCGGAAAAACAAAAGCACATACGATAAAGCGGGGTAATGCAGTCATACAGCATCCCGGCTCGAAAATTCCGCCCCGTCCATTTCTTGGCGTGCCGAAAGATTTTCAAGAAAGTTTTTTCTCCGACCCTGCCATTAAAAAGCTACTCGGTATTGCAATAGGAGCGGAATAAACAATGGACGGAATGATAAAGGCTGCAAAAGATTTACTTGACATGTGCATCACCACCGAGATTCCTGATGCAACTGTGGTAAGGAATCGGGGAGATGAGTCAAAGCAGGTAATGACGCGCAAATGGCCGCTTGTTTCGCTCATTACTCAAGCAGGCAGACTTGATGACCGCACGGCACGTCTTGCCCGTTATCGGGATGAGGCAACAGGAGAACTCAAGCAGCGGAGGATTCGGGGAACACGGATTATCCCGATTTTAATCGGCGTCTGGGCAAAGGGAGAAAATGAGGTTGATGAGGTATTCAGTAAAATCGTACCGCGCATTCCGCGCAGGTGGAGTTATGACAATTTTGTAGGGCGTATCCTCATTAACAGTGAAGAGCATTCGGATTTTGCTGATAACGTGTCAAACCTGTATTGCTCAATTTTGGAAGTAGAGTTCCAAGTTGAGGTTGCAGGGGACGCGGAAATCGTGCCGACATTCGTGCAAGTTTCCGAAATCCCCGATATGCAAAATCCCTAAATGGTAGACGAGGAGAAGATATGGATAAGAACATAAAAAAAGAATCGGCAACATTTCTTGCCGTTGAAGAACATGCTGCAAATTTGCAGATTTCCGCTCCGGTTTTTCAAGCGGTGATGCAGGCGCAAAACTGGGCAGCAGGAAAAAAGGTTGAAAAAACTGAGTTTGAAAAGGCTGTAAACGCCTTTTTAAATGCCCCTATCGGAGGATAAAAAATGGCTTTACCGAATATTAACAACACTATTAAAGACGGCGCGATGGGAGTAGCCGGAGCGGATGCTACCGGTATTTTTGCAGCAGTCGGTGTTGCAGCACTTCCTTCAAACGGCATCATTACCTTTACGGATAAAGAAGATGTAGACGGAAAAATAGGGGACGGCCCCTTACGTGATCTTATCGTCAGTACCTTATCGATTGCAAAAACAACGGTGTACGCAATCGCCGTTGAAGGAAGCACGGCTGGTACTGTTTCAAACGTGAGCGCAGTAAGCGGTAATCAAGGGGACGGAAAAATTACCGTAACGGGAAAGCCGCGCAATGAATACTGTATCCGTATTGATATTATGGCAAGCGGAAAACTCAACGACGGCACGTTCCGTGTCATTATCGACGGTCTTGCCGGAAAGACTATCACCATTCCCGATGGGGAAGGCAAATATGAAATCCCCGGTACCGGTCTTACGCTGCAATTTAGTCATACTGATAAAGGCTTTGAAACAGGGGATGGATTTACGTTTACGACGACTGCTCCGCAAGCGACGAACGGCGAAATTCTTGCTGCAATCAATACGATTATCGATGCAAAAAAAGCTATCGAATGGATTGCCGTTGCAGGCGTTTCCAATGCAGCGCTTTGGGCAGCTCTTGCAACTCAGGCAAAAGGTGCTGAAAGCGTATATCAATATCTCTTTTTTATTGCGCAAGCCCGCTATAAAAAAGAAGATGAGACAGTAGACGAGTATGTCAATGCGCTTACCGGAGCGGAGCGTGGTGTAACATCCTCAACTCGCTTGCAAGTTGTTGCAGGCTGGATCGAAGAGGCTGACTCAAACGGACAGGTTGATACACGCGGAGCTATCGGGGCGTACTGCGGAATGCTTGCCGGGCGAAAAGTCCACGAGGGGCCGGATGCCGTCAAATTCGGCAGCATAACAGCCGCAACAGCGATTAAACCTGACGGAATAAATGACGGACACATTGAAGCGTTGAAAAACGCAGGCTATGTAACGGTGAGAACCATCATCGGACTGAAAGGTATTTACATCACCTCTGGACAAATGATGAGTGAACAAGGAAGTGATTATGATTTGGTGGAACGCAGGCGCGTCATGGATAAAGCATGCCGTGAGATCAGAGTAGCGCAACTGCCGTTTTTGAACGACACGGTCAAAGTCGGTGCTGACGGTTCTCCCGAAGGTTTGGAGATGTTCGTTGCACAAGGAGAAGCGCCGTTACGGACGATGAAAACGAACGAGCAAATATCCGATGGGTATATCATCATTCCTAAGGGGCAAAATATTTTATCGACAAACACCTTACGGACAAAAATCCGTATCGTTCCGCTCGGTAAATTATCCTATATCGAAAACGAAATCGCCTATCATAATCCTGCGCTTGCACAGTAAAAGGAGGGAAAAATGGTAAACGGATTAATTTATGATTTTGAGTCAATCAAACTGATGCTGCCGACCGGCTTAATCTTAGGCTGTGAAAGCGTTGAGTACTCAGATGAAAAGAATGATGAGGTCATCTGCGGCACAAACAATTTGCCGCTTGGTGTCGGACGTGGCGAATGGAAAGGAACGTGCAAGCTGGAACTGCAGCGGTTTGAGTATGACAAGCTCAATGTTTTTTCTGCAGCCTCCGGCGGATTTTACAACATGCCGCCTATTCCGGTTGTTGCAAGTTACGGCAATCTGGGACAGCCGCCTGTGACAGATACGCTTTTGGTACACTTTACCAAGCGAGACTTCAAAGGCTCGAAAGGGGACACAAGCCTTAACGTCACAATTGAAGGGCCGCAAACGATGCCCATGAATAGCGATGGCATCACCGCCTTTGTTCCGTTCATGTAAGAGTCGAACTTCTAAAAACAATAAAAACCGTTTTTAGAAGCGCTCAACATTATTTTATTTACAAGGAGTTTTTTATGACATTGGAAAAAGCAAAAATCGAAGAATTGAAAACGAAATATCCGCAAGGAATTTTTGAAGGGGCAATCGATTTTACCACAACGGAAAATACAACGGAACAAGTTGAATTTATTTACCGCAAGCCTGTCATAGCAGATATGGAGTCGTATTCAAAAGCGGCGCAAAAAAATCCGATAACAGCGAATTTAAATCTTATTCAGTCGCTCATCGTTGATCCTGAACCTGCTCCGCTTATCGCAAAATTGCGGGACTATCCTGCAGCGTATAGCCGGTTTGTGGATGATGTCGTAAGCCCTTTTTTTGGAGCGAACGTGGCAGTGCGAAGCCGGAAGCTGTAAACACCTTTACGAGAATCCGGCTGTTTATCAGGCGGTTTCTCGGTGAAGATGTGTCGCAAGCGGATTACCGGCTTTTGATGGAAAAATATGAAGAGGCTCGCATTATGCGGGATTTTGAAGTAGGTGTCTATCAGGAAGCGATTGTAAAAGCTCTTGGCGGAAAGTAATGGCAAATTTTGTAACATCGATAACACTCCAATTTAAAGATGCATTCTCAAGCGGATTTGCCAATGCACAGAACAGCATGGCAGGCATGAAAGATGCCATCGGAGAAATCAACCGCAATAAAGATATGTTTGACCTTGCGGGCGATTTATCGCTTATGTCAGGTAGGTTCGATGAATTGGCCGGTAAAATTACGTCGATGATGGATGCCCCATCAGAGCTTGCGGGAAGTTTTCAATCGACAATGAAAAACATCCAAACTATAACGGGGATGTCTTCAGATGAAATTGAAAAACTCGGAGGCGAGCTAAACCGCATAGGCGGGCGCAATGCAGCAGGGACGCTTGCAGTTGCTGCTGCGTATAACGATGTTGCAGGAGGTATTACGAATGTTGAAGCGCAAATGCCGGTTATGATGAAAGCCATTTCTCTTGCAGAAGCCGGTCAAGCTGACTTAGGAACGGCAACAAACGGCTTGGTAAAGATTATGAACTCCTACGGTTTTTCCGTGAGCAAAGCGGCGACTGAGGAGGAACGGAAAGCTGATATTTCGCAAAAAGCGGCATGGGCATCTGACGTAATGACGCAGGCGGTCGGTATGGGGGTTGGCAGTATGGAAGAATTTATTTCCGCCATGTCTCCCATCTCAGGGCTCGCATCGTCGGTCGGCATCGGCTTTGACGAAATCGGCTCCACGATGGCGTATATGACCGCAACAACCGACACGGCTTCTACAGCCGGAACGAAATTACAATCGTTTATGATTGCCTTACAAAAACCGAGTAAGGAACTTTCCGCAGCTCTTGCATCGGTCGGCATTTCTTCCGGTTCTGCAATGCTTGAAGAATACGGACTTGCCGAATCTGCGCGGATTGTGCAATCGGCATTTGCCGGTAATCAGGATGCAATGGTCGCTGCGATGGGACGGGCAGAGGCAATGCAGGCAGTTATCGCATTGACAGGAGATGCATATTCTGATTTTGCAAAACAGTTTGGCTCCAGTATGAAAGGTATTACCGAAGTCTCTCAAGCAATTCAAACGGAATCGTATGAAAGTAAGACAGGAAGGCTACAGGCGATAAACGATTCACTTAAAATCAAAATAGGTGATGACATTAATGCAATCAAAGGTTTTTTTGTTGATATGCAGACGAGTTTCCTGACGGATGTTGTCTCCCCAATGATGGATTCTCCAGTAGGAGAAGTATTTCAGCGGATTGCAGCCTTTGCAGGGATTGCTGCAGGCGGTGTCTTACGGCTTGGAAGCGGTGTGCTTAATACGGCGACACAACTTGTAACCCTTACCACGACCATAAGCAATGCCGGAGGCATTACAAAACTTTTTAGTTCTACATTAGGGACGCTGAAAAATGCTGTAACGGGTGTCGGCTCCTCGCTTATGAGCTTAATAGCTCCATTATGGGCTAAAATTACCGCGACCTTTACCGCAACAGCAGCAGAGTCCGGCTTTGCTGCTGCTCTTTGGGCAACAGCGGGGGCAATGTGGGCGGTACTCTGGCCGGTGCTTGCTGTTGTTGCAGCTGGAGCTTTGATTGTCAAAATCATCTCGGAAGTAGCCAGCGGCTGGGGTTCAGTTACAGCAGCCTTTCAAAACGGCGGAATCCTCGCAGCTTTATTACAGATAGGAAAGCTCATGCTCTCGGCTTTAATCGCACCGATACAATGGTTCATAGAACTGTTGGCAAAGATACCGGGAGTCGATTCTTATCTACAGCCAGCCGTTGATAAGCTTCAAGAATTTAGAAACAGCCTGAAAGGAAAGAGCGCCGAAGAAATGGGTGCTGAAGCAGCTGTTACGGTTAAAAGTGAAACGAGTACGGAATTTACCGGCATTGACACCGGAGAATTAAGCACAAGTATTCAAGGGTTACAAAAGCAAATCGGCAGTAAACCGATGGGAGGAGCAAAAGCGCTCGGCGTAAACGATGACGGTGGAGCTGCCCTTGCTGCAGAGCACATGGCGGCCGCTGCCCGGAAAGGCGTGGCGGTTTCCTCTCTTACATCGAATGCTTCAGATGCCTTTATGGGAGCCGGAGCGGGCGGATATAGTGCATTAAGTGAAAATGCACATGAGGATATGCACGTACAGTTTAGCGAAGCAATGGTGCAAAAAAACGCGGCAACGATTCCGCTGTTTAGAGAGGAGAAAAAAGAAGCTGCGCAAACCAATCAGACGTTCAAAATAGAAAATGTCTATTTACAAGCGGATGATTGCAAAACGCTTTTTGACTTTATCAGGCAGCTTGAATTTGCCGTCGGTCAGGGAGTAGCGGTATGAGGCTTCCCGATTTTTCGTTTCCCAGTGACAGCCACCCTTCCATTCTCGCTCGCGCTGCGGAGTTTAATCGGTACATCGAAAAAGTCTCTGCGGAAAATTTTATCAAAGCGGGCATCGTAGGAGACGGACAGGCGGTGTGGCTTCCTGCCATTCTGGATAGCATCGAAGTAAGCGATGCGCTTTTAGTCGATAGCATTACGACGAAAGGCGTATCAGGCAGTACGAAAATCATATCGGGCTGGGCTGACTGTGATCTTACCATCAAGCTCATCTTAATTGATATTCCAAAGTATACCGCCGATACCGTTACTCCCGATGTTACGCGCTTTGATTGCTTAAAAGAAATCAGGCAGCGGTTCAAGGCGCAAAAGAACGGGGTGCCGTGCGTGTATACCTTGCAGCATCCGCATATTCAAGCATGGGGCTTAAAAGATTTTATTTTTAACGATTTAAAATCTATAGAAGAACGGGGAAAACGTATTATTCACTGTACGCTCGGCTTTGATGAGTTTGACAGCGTCAGTCGCAAAAGTCAAGACCGGCAATTAGGCTTTCAAGGGCAAAAAGGAATCACCGGCGGAGCGGGAGGAGCGGCCGTAAAAGCGGTCGACCCGCCGGTGTCGGATAAGACACGGGCGGGTTTAGGAAAGTTGGAGGCGCAATATGCCAAGCAATAAAATAATACATCGGCAGACCCTTGAAGTTGAACTGAACGGACAACTCACCGATACACGGGCGTGCCGGTTTAATCTTGTAACACAAAAAGGATTCTCTTCGGTATTTGCAACGCTTCATTTTCCGGCCGGTTCAAAAGACGGAAAGAAAGGCGACACGATAAAAGTATACATTGCAGATAAAGAGAGCAAAGATTTATATTTTACCGGAACCGTGTATAAAGCAACGGAAATAGACAATTATCGAAAACTTTTTTTGACGGACGGTTACTGGAAACTGTGCCACACCTCGTTTACTGCTTCTTATCGGAAAGAAAAAGCCTCAAGTATTGTCAGTGATGTTCTTGATGCGGCGGGGGTGAGTGAAAAATCGGTCACGGTTCCTGATGTGGAACTTGCCCGCTTTTCGACAAAAGAACTATCGGCACACCTTGTGCTGGATATACTGCTTGATGCATTAGAAGAACACGGGGCAAAAGATATTACCTATTTCTTTGATGAAAAGGATTGCTTTCATTTTGGAACGACAAAGGATACCGGTAAGAACACAGGGAAAACATTCTGCTTCAATACAAAAGAAACGATTTTTTCACATAGCGCCGATTGGATTGAAACGCTTCCCTCACCGATTCGGCATAGCATGAAGGTAACTGTTGACGGTGTTTCAAAAGAAGTTATCAGAACGGACTTAACAGTACAGGAGAGTGTGTCGCGCCTTATACTGCATGTTGGGGGGAGCTGCACATGAAAAGCGGGCAGGAATTTCTTGCATCACTTTTAAATGCACTGTTGCCGAATAGAGCCGCTCCCGTGCTTGCAAAAGTGATAAAAGCATACGAAGGGGCAGGAGCGAATAAATATGCCTGCGATGTGCAGGTGCTAACAGCAGGAACGCTTGAGGAGACTGATCAAATAATTGCAGAAGTGCCGATTTCTCCTATCTGGGCTGGAAAGAAAAAGCGGGGCGTGTATGCCATTCCCCCCGCAGGACAAATTGTTATCGTCTCGTTTATCGGCTGGAATGTTGCCTTTCCTTTTATTGCAGGAATTTGGGCAGATGAATACGAAGCGGATGATTTTAAGAAAGAACAGTTTGTTATCACCGACGGGGACGGCTTAAAAATTATTGCAGATAGTGAAGAAAAGAAAATCACCATCGATACCGGCAAGGCTCAAGTCATCGTAAACGGCGATAAAATAGCCATTAAAAACGGTTCAAAGAGCCTTTATACCGTCCTTGATACCCTGATTCAAAACCTTATCGGCTTATCAACTGTCGGCGCTCCGGCAAAACATACGGTAGACCCTGCAAGTATTCAAAAATTCACGCAGGATAAACAAGATTTAGCTCTTGTAATGGAAGCTTAAAAAGGAAGGCAAAGGATATGCTTGAATTAAAAGACTTAACCGCACAATTTATTGAATATTTCGGAGCGCTGGAACAGTTCTCTATTGAAAAACTAACCGATGAATCGTGTTTACACTATTTGAAGCTGGTAAAAGGCAATCTTGAAATTGATTATCTACAGCGCATTTGGCAATTTTATAGAGCCGATCGTGAAGATAAAAAGCAGGACTTCACTCCGCCATCTTTAGCAGCATTAGTGGGACGTTTAACCCATTCGCAGAATGAAGAATGGGTGTATGATATGT